AAATCTTTCTCACCTGAAGGATCAGACTTTCCGTCTGGCTTTAGTCGTATAAACTTGATATTGAAACTATCTGGTACTGTAAAAAATCTATTACTAGAAAGACTTCTAGTTAAGCTTTCAATCTTTGTGCCACCATCTGTAGTATTATCATCACTACTACCGATATTTGGTACGGAACCTTCTTTAAAATACTTCAGAATATTCTGAATTTCCTTTGCTTCCTGTGGACTTCTAGCAACCATTTTGAAATTAAAGTTATGCTCTCTAAAATTAATACCAGTGAAGACGTTTTCTTTAAATGGATTAAAGACTCTACCTCGTGTTAATGCTTGAAGTGAATTTGCATCAATTCCTCCTGCTAGTCCTCCCATTTGAGCAGCACTGTTGATTGCCCCTGCAAATGCTCCTGAAGCAAACTCTGGTAGAACAGCACCAGCAGTATCACTGAGAAGTTCCGCCATAGCTTGTGTGCTTTGTGAACCGCTTCCGACTGCCTGAATTGCAGCAGCACCTGCAGCACCTAGTTCAATTTGGCGATATGATGGGGCGTATTGTGTTTGCAGTCCCTTTGGCATAGAAAGATATACTCTATCTTTATCTAAGTTTCTCTTTGCCGAATTAGAACCAGGTAGACTATATCCTCTAAAGTTCTTATCGTCATATGCAACGCTCGTTCTCTGAAAACAAACGTAGTCAATTGCTTCTGTAGCACCATCTTCTGTGCTAGCAGAACCATTGTCTACTGGTGCCTGTAATGGGTATCTAAATATTGCCAACAGTCGGACCTAAATATAGTGTGACCTCTATATATTTATGCGCTATTATAAAGGAAAATACAGACCGTCTTTTCCTGGGAAGTATAAAGGCGATCCTAGTAATGTGATTTATCGCTCTTCTTGGGAGTATAAATTTATGAAATGGTGTGATATAACACCATCCGTCCTAGAGTGGGGCAGTGAAGAGATTATTATTCCATATGTTTCTCCAGTTGATGGTAGAAGACATAGATATTTTCCAGATTTTTACGTTAAGATCAAAAACAAAAAATATCTGGTTGAAGTAAAACCACTTAAACAAACTAAAGAACCCAAAACTCAAAAAAGACATACAAAACGATATATAAATGAAGTAGTGACGTATGCTGTCAATCAAGCAAAATGGAAAGCAGCAACAGAATTTTGTATGGACCAAGGTTGGGAGTTTATGCTAATCACAGAAAAGGAACTTAAGGTATAAAATGGGCATTCCAAGGCAAGAATCTGCAAGATATAGTTCTCTTCAGGAGTTTATTAGTTTTTCTAATAAAACTGATACCTCTCCTAGTTTTACTAACTTATTTTCGGTGCATTTCTCTACTCCTCCGATGATTGCAAATGAAACTCGGGGTAATAAATTTAAACCTGAAGTTGGTGATATGTCATTGCTGTTGGATTACTATGCAAAATCGGTAAATCTTCCTAGCAAACAAATTACTACAGGTCAAGTCACTACTGTTGGTGCTGGATATAAGATTGCCACGGGAACAGCATTTAGTCAAATCTCCATGACATTTACTATTCCTCGTTCTCAACAAACACGAAACTTTTTTGAGAGATGGACAAGTTTAATGGCAAATGATGCCAATCAATATACTGATTATTATGATACCTATTGTGCTCCTCAGGTAATCATTTATAAGTGGGAAAGAGGTGGTGGAGATTATGCATATTCAGATCCAAAATCTATTAGGGCACTTAGGCAAAGTGGAGATAACTTTTTACTTGCAAGAAAGAATAAACTGACTGCTGCTTGGGTATTAAATAAAGTATTTCCATATAACATTGGTTCTATTCAGTTAGATAATGCTACCGCAAAGACAATGGATCTTAGTGTTCAGTTTTATTATGAGAGATATAGGTTCTTTACTGAAGATCAATTTGATGCTCCTGGAGTAAAGGATACTATTACTATTCCATCAGGTGGTAGTGATAGTGATGGGGAATACGTTGCTGGAGAAACTGCTGGAAACAAAACTGTCGATAACAGGATGGGTGGGGACGTGAGGACCAGAAGTCTTAATACTGACCTGATTCAACAATATATCGATACCTGAACCTCCATAAATAAAATTACTGAATTGAATTTCTATGGCATTACCTAAATTAAATGTACCTAGGTACAAACTGAAACTGCCATCTGATGGCAGAACTGTGAATTATAGACCGTTTCTTGTTAAAGAAGAGAAGTTACTTCTCCTCGCTACTGAAACAGGAGAGCAAGACGAAATTATTGGTGCAATCAAAAACATCATTGAACAATGTACTGATATTACTTCAGTTGATAAACTAGCAACATTTGATATTGAATTTTTATTCTTACAAATTCGTACAAAATCTGTTGGTGAAAACGTTGATGTGACAGTGACTTGTCCTGATGATGGAGAAACTGAGGTTGAGGTTTCGATTCCTTTAGATGAAATTAAAGTCGTAAAGACTAGAGGTCATAAAAAAGAATTAAAACTTGATGATGAGATTGCCGTTACTATGGGATATCCCAATCTCGAATCTTTTGTAGAGTCGAATTTTGGGGAAGATACCAATCAAATTGACCAAATTTTTGAAATGGCAGCAGGTTGTATTGAAACTATTGCTGACACCAATCAAATCTATGAATGTAAAGATTCACCAAAATCAGAAATTTTAGAATTTCTTGATCAACTGAGTAGCAAACAGTTTGGAGAACTTCAAAAATTCTTTGAAACTATGCCTAAATTGTTGCATAAGGTACAAGTAACCAATCCTAATACTGGGGTTGAATCCGAAATTGTTCTTGAGGGATTAGCGAGTTTTTTCGCATAGCACTCCTTCACAACAATCTCCGTTCTTATTATGAAGGTAACTTTGCACTGATGCATCACCATAAATGGAGTATCGAACATATCGATAATCTGATGCCTTGGGAAAAAGAAATCTATGTGAATCTGTTAATACAATTCTTAAAAGAAGAAGAACGTAGAATGAAGGAGCAGCAAGCAGCAGGTGGCTAAATTACAACCCTATAAACTAGTTAATCCTGGAGCATCGTCCATCACGTCTCCAGCAGTTGCTGCTGCCAGGACGCAGACATTAGCATTTAATCGTCTTGGTACTACAGTTGGATCTTTGTCGAGAGTAGTTGGTGATTTAGGGAAAATCTCTACTCTAACAATTAAGAGTAAGGAAGAGAATAAAAAAGCAGAAAGAAGAAGTGAGCGTAGAGAGAAAGATTCTTCTTCTGAAACTAAGCAAGAAGCGAAAGCATTAGAAAAAGAAGGAGCTAATAAGAATTCAAGGTTAGGTGCAAAGGTAAAGAAAGGCACTAAGGGTATTTTTGGAACGATTGAAAAATTCCTTAGTCCTCTTGGTGGATTATTAGTAAAACTTGCTACATTTACTCTTGGTCTAGAACTTTTAAATTATCTAGGTGATCCTGAGAATATTGAGAAGATTAAATTATTCTTAGATAAAACACTTTTTGTTTTTGATAAGTTAAAAGACTTTGCGACTAGCATTTATAATGCTTTTACTTCTGGTCTAGATTTTATTTTTGGAAAAGAGAGTACTATTGGCCAACGTCTTGAAGCGTTCGGTAAAATTGCTCTTGCAATTGGTGGTATTTCTGGAATAATTGCAGCAGCAGGTGGTATTCGAGACCTTCTTGATGCGCGAGATCTTCTTGATGGTCCCGATAAACCAAGAAAACCAAGAAAACCAGGGACAACACCAACAAAACCAGGTGTAAAACCAACAGTAAAACCTAGTCCTAAACTATCTCCTTTCCAATTAGAGCAAGCACGAAAGGTTGCCACTAAAGAAGCTACTGAAACAGCTGGTGAACAGGTTGGTAAAAGAGCTACTGGACAGGTTTTTAAATATGGTGGTAAAAATATAACTAGGGCAACGCATCGTTTCTTCCTGAAAGTTATTGGAAGAGGTGGTGTAACAGGATTAAAGAAATTAATTGGCGCATTTAAGTTACCACTTATAAGTGGTTTACTGACTGCTGCCTTAAATTGGATCATGGGTGAGTCTATCGCCAAATCGCTCCTGATGGGTGTTGGTGATGGTATTGGTACATTCTTAGGTGGTTGGGCAGGTGGCGCTATAGGTGCTCTCGGTGGTCCTGCAGCACCTATTACGATACCTTTAGGTGCATTTGTTGGTGCAATGCTTGGTGGTATTGCAGGTGAGGCAATCGGCGGATACTTATATGACATGATGCTAGGGAAGGCAAACTTAGGTGCTGACCTTGGTGCTATGGGCAAGAAACTTGTCGATGGTATGAAGTCTCTTTGGAATGACTATATTATGAATGGAGATTTCTGGGCAGGTGCCTGGGAAACATTCCTAAACATCGGTAAAGATGTTATGAGTAGTGCCTGGGGCTCTATGATGAACATGTGGAATTATGCTTCTGGTGCTGCAGCAGATTTCTTTACTCATATGATGGAAGTCTCGAAACCATG